AGTTCCAAATAAAACTAAGTGACGATCGGGTGTTGATACAATCATATCTCTAGATGCGGTCGGTGCTCCAGATATAATAGTTGCTCTAGTTGCTGTTGCATTGGATGCATCTGCATCCCATTCAAATACCGCACCATTAACAATTAATGCAATAAGTTTAGATCCATAATTATCTAAAGACCATAAACCAGGTTCTGCAACTTTATCCGTTGTAGCTGCTGCTTGACCCCATGCTGCATAGTCACTGGTATTAGTTACCGTTGCTCCGTCTGAGTGAGCTGCTCTAGTCGTTCCTCTTACTGCTCTTGTAATTCCTGTTAAAGTTGTAGATCCTGAAACTCCTGTATAAGAAATTTCTTCTGAACCTACTTGTATGTAGTTAGTTCCCGTTGTTGGAAACCCTGTAATAGAATCTAAAACAATACTGGTTCCTGATCCCCCAGTTCCAAAAGCGTCGTCGCCTAAAGCTCCATCTAAAGTATTAGTTTGAGGGTTAGTAACTGTACCACCAAACTGAGATATACCCCACCCAAATACTCCCACCTGTTCTGCGGGACCTACATGGTAATACCTATAATAAGTTATGCCTCCAGAAGTAGTAGCTCCTGAATCAGTTTCAGTAGCTCCGGCATTAATAGTAAGAGTAGTAGTGGTTGGTACAGATAGCACCATAAATTTTTTATCGCAAAAAGTTGTAGAATCAAAAACAGAATCAGTAATAGAACTAAATGTAGAACTATCACCAAATAAAATTATATCCCCTGCTACAAAGTTATGTGCAGATGAAAAAGTTAATGTAACAGTTGTATCACCATTAGTAGTAGTAAAAGCACTTGTAATAGCTGTTCCTGATGGATTAACTAAAGGATGGATATCATAATAAACTCCCCCAGAATAAGCATATAAAATTCTATTTGTTCCTAAGATGGCATATTTAATACCCTCAGCATTAACCAGATGGTGAAGAGCACGTGTTGCACCTGTTAATTTCTTATCTCCTAGAGATTGCCAACCACCTATCTTTTCAGGAGTTCCATATCTAAAACGAACATTTTCTCCACCGGTCCATTGTGCTTCGGCTCCTGTAGGGGTAATTTGTTTATTAAATCCAGGTAAAAATCCTATCTTTTGTAGCATAATTTAGCCATTATATAAGCTTTTTAAATTTTTGGTAGTATTATATTCCAGTCTAGAGCAGAGATCAACTCTTGTAGAGTCACCTTTTTTAGCTTATTGGTTTTTAAATATTCATGTAACTCGGGAATATCTATAATAATCCATTGGTCTTTAGCCTCCATTACTAATTTATCAGCTTGAGTTTTAAAAGAACCATATTTACCTATTTGATTTTGTTTAATTTTTTTTAAAGGACGAGTATCAAATTTATAAAAAGCATTTTTTCCTTTTATAGTACCAGCAATATTCCAAGATTGATTGCTTTTAGGATATTCAACATTTTCTAGATAATCAATAAAATCATCTTTCAATAGAATACCACCCTGTAATAATATATTTTTCAGATGTTTGAGAAATCTGACTTCTATGGGTATGTGTCCAATCTGATGGCCAAATTAAAGTTAATCCTTTTTTAGCAGGGGCAGTGATATTTTGATACATAAAATCAGTTCCACCATCAGGTACGTCATTTAAGTAAGTCATAAAAACTAGGTTTCTTCTTAAAGTTTCAAAATTCATTCTTTCAAAATGCCATACCTTATATCCTCCACCAGGTTTATAGTGTTGAATATTTAAGTTTTCAATTATATTAAATTTAGAAAGTAAGTTAACTGACGTATAACATTTCATATACTCATTTAAACATTCTTGAAGAGCAGCTTCATATTCAGTAAAAGGATAAACTCCTGATCTAGGTACCAGACCATAGTCCGTAGATTCTTTTATATCCTTTCTTATTACTTTGTTATCTTCAGAATTTCTAACACTTCCTTTTTGTTTATAATTATTAGGTACTTTTTTAAAAAACTTAATAAGTTCATCACATATTTTTGGTTTAATAAAATAACCTTTAATAAAACTATTCTTTGGGAATTTAATATGCTTCATAAACTATGTTTAATACCAATCTAAAATCAGAACTTGAATTGGTTGTACTTGCATGCCAAACATTAGATGGAAAAGTAATTAATTTATTTGCTTCTGATAAAACTTTTTTATCTTTAAATTTAGTATAACCATTATTAGTATTTAAATAAAAAATAGAAGTTAGTAAGTTAGGTTCATCACTATCTTTATGAAAAGGTTGAACCTGTACTCTAGGAACTTTCCAAGTTAAATTAAGTTTCATTCTAACTATGTGTTTAGGATTAAGTTTATTTAAAATAGGCTCACAATATTTTATAAAGCGAGGACTATTTAATTGTGACTTTCTATAAAATAGATGTACAAATTGTTTGTCCTTATCATTTTTAAAAGTGGTGCTACATAAAAACCAAGGAAAGTGATCACCTAAACAAACTTCAGTAAGTTCTTTTAATTCTCTTTTTTTTATATAATTTTTTTTAATAATCATATAAGCCTCGGACCTGTTAAGAAAAAAGCTAGGCTTGATCGAGACCCCTTAGTTAAAGGAGTAACTTTATGATAAATAGAAGATTTAAATATTATTACATCACCGGGATTTTGAAATTCTTTTATCAAGGTAGGTTTTCCTAAAAAGAATAAAAAGTCTCCTCCTTCATATTTATTTAAGGAAGTATTTATTAACATAGTAAGTTTAACATCATGAATATAATTATTGGAACCATCTATATGCCAATCATATTCTCCTTTATGTTTAGAATCATATTCCGTATGTAAAAAATTATCAAATGAATTAATTTCATATAAGTTATATCCAAAGTGATAATTATTAACACTATATACTCTTTGACATATATCTGAAAGCTGATCTTTTACATGACAATATTGTATACCTTTAACTGTAGCAACTTTTTTAGAATACTCCGCCGGATGATCTTTATAATTTTTAGTATATTTAGCCTTAACCGTCTTATGTAATTTTATTAATTCTTTTTTACTAAACATGTTTTTCCAACACCAAAAATCTGTGGTACTCATAATTTAAAATCTCCTCTCTCTAATAAATAAAATAAAGGAAACCCAAGCATTGGCCTCCCATCTAAATAATTTTTTTTAGGTTTTTTAGTTTTGATAGTATAATGTAAAAATAGTTGTACACAATTTCTTCCTTTAAATTCTTCTCTCCAATGTTCAAGTTCAGAGCCAGAATAAAGAAGCATGTCTCCTGGATTTAAATCTACTCTAATCCCTTCTCTTCCTTTTTTTCCACTAGGCTCTACATAAATAGGCCATGGATCTCCGCCAAGATTTAAAGTTGTAGATACCTCACACGAAAATCTATCAGCGTGTCTATATAAAATATCTCCTCTTTTATATACTCTTACATAAGAATAAGTTGGAAATAATTTTAAATTAGTTTTTTCTTCCATAAGAGGTACTAAGCGAGCCAATAAAGTATCCATTGTAATATCTCCATATTGACTATAAGCACCTGGCACTTGGTCATCGTTGAAGGTTCCAAAGTGTTTATTAAAAGGAGATATTAATTTTTTTTCTAATAAGCACTGTGCTACTTCCCGTCTTCTTAAAGTATATTCATGTAAAAAATCACATAGATTTTTGGGAACTGCTTTTTTAACAACTAAGAATTTATTTTTTTTGAACAGCATCAATTACTCCTTTCGGGATTGCTTGAATATTCCAATGTATAAATCTAAATGGTTCATAACCTAAATCTAGAATATATTGATGGGGCAAATAAGATGGAAAAAAAATTATAGTTCCAGGTTTTACTTTAAAGAAAATTTTACTGCTCGCATAAGTAATTTTAGTAGCATCTTTCTCAGGTAAAAGATTCATTAGATTACCGTTTCGTGGATCACAAAACGCTGGTAAAGATGTTTTTTCCATGCGGCATTTTAAAAAATAAAAGCCTGATATGTGGCCGTTCCAATGACAATGTGTATCATGTAATCCTCCTCCATGTTTAGCAAATTCTTGTACCCATGATTCTGTTATAAACATTTGAAATCTTTCCAAGCTAAAACCCATTTCATCTAAAAGATTATAGCTCGTAGCTATTATATATTGGTGAAGATCATTAAATTTAGGATCTCCAATTAAAGTAGTTGAATGATAAATATGTCCCATATCTTTTTTATCTCCCAGTTTTTTAGTTCTTTCTTTAATATTTTTTTCTTCATTTTTTTGTGCCTTTTTTATATAAGGATCAGTAGCTTTTATTAATGTAGACAAAAATTCAGGAGCGTCACCTACCCATAACGGACATTTAAAATAATCTTCTCTTTGTAAGAGTTTAGGAAAAGTTTTAATCATGTTTTTTTATAACTTTATTTATTTCTGGTAGATAAATATATTTTAGCTTACTCCTTTCATATAGTTGTTTTAAATCTTTTAAACTTTCTACCAAAACTTCACCGGGTAAATTTAAGCTAGTGTTTATCACAATAGGTATATTTGTCAATAATTCAAATTCTTTAATTAATTTATAAAAATAATTTTGTTTTTTATTTACTGTTTGAATTCTAGATGTATTATTTTTTGCCACACCTGCTTTAAGTATTTTTTTCTTTTTTTGATTTACATCAAAGACATACATCATATAAGGAGACTTTTTCACTCCTTTCATTTTAAACCATTTAGATGCTTCTTCTTCTAAAACTGAACACGCAAACGGTCTAAACCATTCTCTCTTTTTAATTTCATTTAATTTATTATGAGCATCTTTATGTAAAGGACTCATTAATAATGATCTGTTTCCTAAACCTCTTTGACCCTGTTCACTTCTTGATTGAAAGATAGCCACAGGATCATTTAATAATATCTTAGCTACATCTCCAGCGGTAGCATTAAATATATCATGTTTTAAAAACAAGTCTGTATTTATATCTTGAGGAATGCCTAAAAAAACATCATTGTTTTTTACAGCTCCTTTTAAGTAATAGTTTGCTAATCCTAAACTTAATCCAAAATCTCCATTAAAAGGATCACAAAATACTTTATTAAATTTATTAAGTAGCTTTGAGTTGTATAAAACGTTCTGTGCACAGCCACCTGTAAATAAAATTTCATCTTTTACTTTCCATTTTTTTATTAAAGTATTCATTTCTTTTTCAAACGTTTGTTGTATTTCTTTAGGACGTGAATCATATAAGCTCCACGCCATTGTCTTTCCACAACTTAAGTTATAACCAAAATGTTTTTTACTAAAATTTTCATACTTAATGCCTATTGCATTTTGTTCCGTCGTTATATGTTTATCGTTTATAAATAAACTTTCTTCTTCAAATCCAGCTTGCATAGGAGCCCCTGCTCCATCTGCTACAAGGATATTTTTAATATTAGTTTGCCATGTTTTAGCGCAATAATAATGATACAAATGATGTTTATCTGAGGTAAAAATTATATCTTTATTTGTAAATTCATTAAAGATTTCTTTCCAAGTAAGTGCCCAATGCTCTGAGTTTTGTGAAAAAGAAAGAAGTAAAATATCAAAATCTATCTTTTTTAATTCATCGATTAATGATTTAGATGGAAAGGATAAATGTTTAAATCTATTATAACGATCTATTTGGGTGTGAAAAATAATTTTATTTTTTTTTATATATGTAACAGCACCATCATGACCTGCATGAAAGGAAACTAAATTTGTCATTTAAAAGGATTCCCTAAACTCCATATCACTAAACTATATCGTGTACCTTGTGTAACTGGTCTAACTCTATGCCATACAAAAGATGGAAATACAACTAATGAACCTTTTTCAGAAATCTCGTTACATGTTTTAAAATTTCCTTGCCCTCTAACATTTTTAAAATCAAATTCAAATTCTCCTCCTTCATAACTTTTAGGGTCAGATAATAAAAGAGTTACAGATAATTTTCTAATTTTACCGTGGTTAAATTTTCCTGGTGTATTATAGGGTCGATTCCAACTATCACAATGCCAATCATAATGTTGTTGTTGATTATAAATTGTAAATTGACAATCTTCCGATCTATCCCATTCAAAATTCCATCCTGCTTTTTTATTAGCTTCGTCTATAAATGGCCATATTTCATTATAAATCCATTTATCATTTAACCAAACAACATTAGAATCTCTTACATTTTTTAAATCTTTTGGTTCTTTGTTTCCAGTTTCAGCTGTAGAAGGCTCAATGGTTTTAGCATATCTAACAATGTCATCACAAACTGGATCAGGAATTGCTTTAGAAAAATAATAGTAGTAATTATTTAGATTCATTTTTTTCTTTATTAAAAAATATACTAATTGTAAATCTATAACTAGGTCCAATTAAATTTTGAGCTTTAATTGTATGGGGTATTCCTCCATCAAATATTAATAATTTATTTGGAATATAAGGACTACATAATAATATATCTTTTTTATTATTTTTATAAAACAATGTTTCTCCACCCCATTCTGGATTCCACGTTAAATTAGCATAATATAAAGCTACCCATTGATCAGGATGTGAATGAATAAAATTTACATCTAATGGTTTTGTTAAATTTATCATGCATCTAAAATAATTATCAACAGTAATATTTTTATTTTTTAGTTTTTTTAAAATAGGTTCTAGTATTTTTAATTTTTGTAAATCTTGAAAACTATATTCACTATGTAAGTTTGGATAAGGTTTATGTTGTGGTTCATTACTATCATCCCAACCAATTCTATATAAAGAACTAATAACTAAATTATAAACTAATTGACAAGAGCTAGGCGATAAAAAGTTTTCGTAACTTTTAATCATTTATATTACCTCACATTTAACAGCTAATGTTATTCTAGGGGAATCATTAATAGGTGCATGTCCTTTATGTATTTTATTTCCAGGAAATAAAATTAAAGTATTAGGAACTAAAGGATATTTATTTTCATTTTTAATTTCAAAAAAACCATCCCCTCTTATCATTAACAAAGCTGTTACGTCTTTATCACTTTCACAATCTTTATGAAAACTTCCGTCCATAAGACGATGTTGAACATTTATATATATTTTTTTAACTTTAAAAGAAAATATCTTTTTCATTTTTTCTATTATAAATTTATAAGGAATCGCTTCTGGATTTAATTGACACATGTAAAAACCATGGGTAACTCTATCTTTTTCATGACCTAAAGAAGTATGCCCAAAATAATGAGGAACATCAAAAAGAAAGTGATTAACTAAAGAATTAAAAAAGTCCTTATCTTTAATAAAATTTTTAACAATTTTAACTTTCATTTTATAAAAACACATTCCCTGCTATTGATATTCGTGTTCCATTTGAAGTATAAAAAGGATACACACAATGAGATAAGTTTGAAGGAAACATTAAGAGGGTTCCTTCATCTTGTTTTCCTACTTGTATTTTACAACTTTTAATTTCTCCTAAAATATTAGTATAAAAAAATTCAAAACAAGAGGCATAAGGGTTGGGTCCTTTAACTTCTTTTGTAACATCATAAGGAATATCTACCCATAAAAGATAACTTAAAATGCCATGGTGATTATGAACCGGTAAAAACTCATATTTTTTTTGATAATTTATCCACGGCTTTCCATATTTTAAAGGAACGTTTTGTTGTAATATTTTAAAATCTTTTAAATAATCACAATTTTCTCTATATACTTTTATTACATTTACTAAATGTTTAGTAAATTCATCTATATTTTTTTCCATATAAAAATGTTTAGCAACACCAGGACCACTTAAAAAAGAAGTCATTTTCTTTTTAGGTTTTGAAAGACATTCTTTTTTAATTTTGGTAAAAAGACTTAAAGGTAATTTGGATCTAATCCAATCATAATTTCTAAAAGTTTCTAAAACAGTATTTTCTTTCATTAACATCTAATATAGATGTTCTCTAAATAAAGTCAATAAAGAAGAAAAGTATTAAATATCAATCCAAGTAGAAGAAGAAGGATCCCAATAACGATTAACTATGTTGCCTTCTGACATCTCTGGATGTGCTTCCCATCTTAAATTTTCTTCCGACCATACAGCACAATAATAATGAGTTTCGCCTGCATCATTAGTAAATTGATATGCTGCGGGATATGCTACAGGGGCATTCCATTCATGAGTTGAAGAGTTATATGTATGTGAAGCATAAGGTTGAGGAGGGACAAACCTATTTATGTCTGGATTCCATCTATATCCTAAACCAGCGTATAGTCCTCTAAAATTATTATTATAAGAAGTTTGTTTCCAAGTTCCGCCCCATCTATTATTACACCATGTTTCACCATCGACGTGCATATCGTTTTCACCTAATGGCCCAGCTGCTGTAGGAATATCATTTCCCACAACAAGCACTTCTGTAACAATCCAATGAGTGTCAGAAGTAAATCCTGTAGGATCTTGTTTCTCTTCTACTTTTGCAAAATGTGCCATATTAAGTTACCGTTAAACATCCTGACACGTTAAAAGTTGCTACTTTACAGTTACTTGGTCCTACACAAGATGCCACAGAATTTGTTCCAGGAGAAACAGTTAAAGTATTACAAGCAGGAAATCTAAGAATAACTACACCCGAGCCTCCAGCTCCTCCATTACCTTGTACAGTTCCTCCAGAGCCGCCTCCGCCGCCTTGGTTGGCACCGCCAGCTCCTCCAGCACCTTTTGGAGAAGGGCCGCCTGCTCCGCCGCCGCCAGATCCACCTGGACCCGAACCTTGGTTTCCAGAACCGCCTCCGCCTCCGCCACCTCGAGTGACGCAAGAACCCGTAATTCCGCTGTTATATCCATCTCCACCGTAGTGTATACCGCCAGCTGATGGTCCTCCATTTTGAGAAGCACCGCCGCCGCCGCCGGCCGCTACGTTTGAATTTTGTCCTGTAGATCCAGAATATCCTTCAACTGGAGAAAAACACCCTGCATTTCCATTACATCTAAGTTGGTTATTTCCAAATGCACTTGAAGCTCCTGAACCTCCACCACCGCTTGGGAATGGACTTTGTGATCCACCGCCGCCTGTAGATGTGAAAGTTCCACAAAAGTTAGCTAGTGTTGAATTTTGTCCAGCTGCTCCTGTGGTGCTTGTTCCCATTCCAGCACCGCCGGCTCCAATCGCAATAGCATAAGTTTCACCACATGCAAAACTTAATTTATCTACACCTGAAGCTGCTGGTCCATCATAAGAAGTTCTATAACCGCCAGCACCGCCAGCACCATAAACATCAAATTGACCGCCGCCTCCTCCAGCAATTACTAAATAATCACCTTCATGAAGTGTAGCACCACCTCCGGCTCCAAATCCCAAGACATTATAACCAAACATGGTTTTGCCTCTAGAGGATCTTTTATTTTTATTATTTTTTTCTGTTGTTAAATTTTCTTCAGGTATTTTTCTCATGTTCTAACTCCTTATAGGTCGTTAGCAGCATCAGTAGTAAAGAATAATTTTATACCTAGAACTCTTGCTTCTCCAGTAAAAGTATCACTACCATCAGCTGCATCTCTATATAATTGAAAATATGTTTGCTCACCTGCTGCTGGTGATCCAGCAACTGTCATTGCGCTACTTTCAGATGTAATTTGTTGATCTTCCACTGTTCCTATTCCAGCGTCTGTAACTTCTATAGCTGTTCCGTAAGCAACATCAATAGTGTCACTATCAGCACACGCTACCCCTTGTACACCAAATATACAGTTTCCTGTATTCGTTGTACTAGGAGACCAATAAACTTGATAAGTCACGGTTCCTTCGTTCCATGATTTAGGCATAGCTATTGTAAATTGAGTGTATTGTTTTGTACTAGCATCAAAATCAAATACTTTTAAATCTGGTCTTGTTGCTGTTGTTTCCACTTGAGCTGCATCTGCAGGGTTAGTAGTTGGTCCATACATAGCTGCAGCGGGAACCCATATAGTTTCTTTTCCTGCAATTTTAACTGCAGAAACGTTTCCACCACTGTCTTCAGCTTGAATAACTCCAGTTCCTTTTGTTTTTAATGCAATACCAACGTTTGAATCATCACCAGATGCGGTTAATGTAGGATTATTTCCTGTAGCCGCATTTGCTAATGTAATTTCATTAACAGCAGAACTTGTAGCTGTTAAAAGAGCTAATTGATTGCTATTGGTATCTAAAATAGAAGTCCCTATTATAGGAGACGTTAAAGTTTTGTTTGTTAAAGTTTGAGTACCAGTAGTAGTAACAAATCCTAAATCAACAATGTTTGGATTACTTCCTGATCCTGTACCATAAACTATTTTAGAAGATGTATCACCACCTGTAAATGTAACACTAGATCCTGTACCAGTCACATATTTAAATGTTACTGCTTGTGATCCTGTTGTAGAATTTTTAAGGACATACATTTGTTGTACGTCAATTGGAATAGTTACGTTTCTAGCACCTGTAAGTGCTCCTGTTAAATCAATTACTCTATGAGCAAGAGTTGCTCCAGTTCCACCATCAGTTACTGATAAAGTTGTATCAGCTCCATCTGTTACTGCTTGAGTAGTATAACCACCAGCGAATTGCTCGATAATTTCTAAGTTTGTATTAGTTTTTGTTCCCCATGTACCGGCGTTCTCACCAGTTGCCATTTTTTCAACACCTAAAGGTGTATATGTTGAAGCCATAATTTATCTCCTGCTTAATTCGTTATTTTTATTTGGTTTTATACATAATGTCAACATCATATATTACTATTATTATGGTGGTGTAACTTTACTCCAGCTACCCCCCTGAGTAGCGGTTTTTTTACTCCAACTACCACCTTGAGAAGGTGTAATTTTTTCCCATGCTATTGGACCTCCTACTTGACCTACTGTAATAGTTGCTGAAAGTCCTGTCAATCCCATAGTCATTTCTGTAGGAGAAATAGATCCTACAGAACCAGTTGCTGAAACACCAGATAATCCTACAGCCATTGCTGCTGGAGTAATAGCTCCTACTGAAGAAGTTGCACTTACTCCACTTACATCGACTATTTGAGCATCATTGGCTTCCACAGATCCAACAGAAACTGTTCCTAAACCTGCTGTACTTATTCCTACTACATCTGCAGGTAAAATAGATCCTACAGAAGTGGTGCCCACTAAACTTGCTAAACCTTGAACATGATCGGCCCCATCATTAAGACTTAATTGACCTACAGAAGCAGTGGCACCTAAGCCTGAAATTTGTTCTGGTATATCTAATTGAGTTGGTACAGAAGCTGTTGCTGAAACTCCTGTTAGTCCCACTACATCTTCAGGATTTAAATAGAAAATTCCACCATATCCATCTTCACCCCAAGTTTGATATCCCCAACTTACATTTGGAAGATCTGCTGTAAGACCATCGGGAGCTGTTAAAGTAATTGCTAATCCTGATTCACCCCAGTTTTCTACGCCGTAAGCATCAGATCCCCATCCTGCATTTATTTCCGCTGATATTGAAAATTCACCTACTGATGTTGTAGCACTTTGACCACTTAATGTAACAACAGGATCAAAACTTTCTCCCCAATATTCTTCACCCCATGCATCACGACCCCAACCTGATTCAGAATAAGCAGAAAGATCTCCAACAGAACCAGTAACAGAAACTCCAGTAAGAGGAACGGTTAGTCCACTTGCACCCCAGTTTTCTACACCGTAAGCATCAGATCCCCATCCTTGTTCAGGATAAGCTGAAACTTCTCCAAGAGAAGATGTTAAAGTTGATGGTGCGGTAATATCAAGTGGAAAAGTATTAGCGGCCCAGGAATTTACTCCCCAACCTACTGAAGGACTATCTCCACCCCAGACTGATGCCATAAGGAGTCCCTCCTTATGCTATTCTGACAATCGCTGTGGTTGCTGCTGCTGCAGGAAACTGAACTGTAAAAGTTCCGCTTGATACAGTCTTATCTCCACCAAAAGCTACTGCACAAACTGCTGCGTCTGTTGAATGTGAATCATTAAAAATTAAACATCCATTAGCTGTGAATGAAGCTGATGTCCAAGAAACATCCGCAAAATCACACACTGCAGTTGAAGAATCTAAGGTTGGAGTAACGCTTGTAAGCGCTTTTCCTTTAGCAGAATAAGCTGATCCGGAAGTATTAGTAATCTCGTTCGTGCTTGCATAAGCCGTTGTCGATGCTCCTAAAGTTGCAGAACTTGTATATAAAGCTAAATTAAAAGTATTACCTGTTGTAGCAGTAAAATTGTGTTCAGCTTTAAGAATCTCTACTTTAAAACTGTTACAAATTGCCGATGTTATTGCCATAGTTATCTCCTAATTATTGAGGCGGTGATTCGATTGGTATACGAATAGTACCATCCGTATAGTCGTCTCTTCTCCGTCTCCCAATTTGCACACTTGCAAATTTAGTTAGTTCTTGTTTATACTTTTGTTCATATAATGTCAACATATCCATTGGACCTTTTAAAAATCCATATGCTTCTACCAAAGAAGCATAAAGTAGTCCTTGAGGAAAATATTTACTTATATAAGTCCCAGAAGTCTCTGTTTCTAATCCTGTTGGCACTATATTTCCATGTATATTTATTAAATAATTAGCATCTGGCGTAGGAGCCATTATAATATTTCCTGATGTAGTTGAGCTAGTTCCAGTCGCTCCTCCAAACATTGCATAATATTTAGGAAGTCCTGTTACATCTTGACCTGCTGAACCTCCAGATGGTCCAGTTAATTGTCCTACGTATTCATTTATAAAAGTTCTATCTCTTTTTTGAAGCCAAGTAGCTGGTCCTGTTCTAGAAGATGTTGAATTAAAAACTTCAATACCTCTTACAAAAACCATTCCTGCTGGTACTCTAACTGTATTAACATCTGCAGCTAAAGTTCCTGCATATTCAACTCTATCTGAATCCATAGGAACATCATAAAAAATTCTATATTCTGCATTTTCTATAAATCTATTTAACACAGCAGCACTAAAAACAGTGCTGTCTACTTCAGTATAGTTTCTAATATCTGTTTGTAAGTTTGATAAAGTGTATCCTGCCATACTTAATACCTATCATTAACGGGTCCAATTGTACATTGAAAACCGCCTCCAGTATCAGTGCTTGTTGCATTAGAAACTAACTGCACTGTTAATGAATTATATTGAGTTTCTGTTTGTGGTGGACTTACGGGTTCATAACTTGTGCCAACAGCGGTTGCCAAATAAGAACCATATACATTGGCTCCAGTAGAATGTGAACTAGCTGTTGTGCTTGTTGGTGTTTCTCCTCGATAAGGAGCTGCTGTTCCTCTTGTTAAACCAGATAAAACATTTGTTCCTGTATTATTTCCAGTATACTGGATTACTTCGTTTTGATAAGTTCCCACAAGAAGTGTATTAGTTGTATCACTTGAAGTTAATACTTTTTCAATCATAATATATCCAGAAGTTGGAAAAGCAGATGAATCAGCTAATGTTAATGAAGTAACTGAATCAGAAATAGCTCCATTTAATGTAGATGTTAATTCTAAAGTTGCAATTGCAACTCCACCCACAGGTTGTTTAAGATCTCTAAATGTAACATAAGTTGTTCCATCATTAAAAGCATTACTTGGAAAAGAAACACTTAAAGTTTTTGAAGCTGCTGTAGTGCTAAATGGGTTATTTGGTAAAATATCTTCTGTTGCAAATTCTGTTCTTGCAGGTTTTGCATGTGATAAAGCTTGTGGATCTGCACCATGTGGTCTTGGTGAAATTTGTGGTTGTTTCGGTTCATATTCAGAATTATGTACCCACGCACCAGTCCATTCTTGAACCATTTCTCTATATGGAAATGCAGCTCCAGAACGATCTGAAATCATTAATGAATATCTACCTCTAGAAAATTTTCCCATTATTTTTTACCTTTAAAATAAGGCCCAGTTTTTTTTTCAAAATCTGATGTCATTACTTTATGATAATGATCAATCATTCCTGGACCAGCACTATGTTTTTTTCTTTTTAAAGTTTCATTCATAGATTTTATAATTTTATCTTTTTTTCCAGTAGGATCTTTTTTATAAATATTTCTTTGACCTTTTAAATATTCAAGTCTTTCTTTTCTTGCTTTTTTTCCTACGGTTTTAGGTCTTTTAATTATAGCTCCCATTCCTTTAGTTATAATAGTCATTATATATTTGGATAATAAGTTTTCGGTGTAATGTACGTACTCGCTGCTGATCCATCCTCCGCTAATGCTCTTGCTAACTCATCTTCATAATATAATTTTAATTCTTGTGATCTTTGTGGTGCATATTTTTGTGATAAATAAAATGCTAGACCTGCTGTCATACAAGGAACAAATCTATAAGGAGCATCAGTTGCATTTGTATAAGCTCCTACGTCTTGAATTCTTTTAACAAAGTAAATGTGCATATCTTTAGATGCAGCTGTAGAATTAGGTGTAGGGTAAATGGTTACCGTAACCTTGTCCACGAATCTTTGAACCCAGAATTGACTTGGAGTTCCTTTTGTTAATTTATTAGAGAAAGCTGCATAAGTTGATCTTGCAACTTTTGTCATTGGTAAATCTGTTTGATCTGTAGATGTTCTATCTGTTCTATATTGAGCAGATAAAATATCTGATAATCCATAAGTAGAAGCACCAGAAGTTCCACCTACTGTAACAGAAGATGTTCCATCATCTGTGGATCTATAAAAAGTGTATTCAGCTTGACCTTCAATTAAGTCAATATTAGTATCACCAACTTCCCAAAAATGAATTCCTCTATTGCCCCATTCTTGAAATAAAATATTTAATGATCTTCTAGCACTATGTATTTGATGTCCAGCAGATCCTACGAGACCAATACGTTCGTATGCTTCTGCAATAATATCATCAATTGCAAAATTCTTTTCAAATGTATATGAGCCAGATGTTGTATTTGCCATCTATGCTCCTATCCATAGAATATAGTAACTTTTGCTACATTACTTAAAGTTGCATATCCACTTGTTCTACAAAGTAATCCATCGCCTGGAATTGGAATGTATTGAGCCCAATTTTCTCCTGCATTAGCAGCAGCACCTTTAGGTGTATCAAAGACAGCAATAGATGTTCCAGATGAACCACCATCTTTAATGGTAATAGTTCCTGCAGTAGTATCAGCTACGTAATATATTCCTAAGATTCTACAAGGTCCTGCAAAAATTGCAAAAGAAGCAGTTCCATTAGTAGCTTTTACCGTGCTTATATATGTTCCCATATTTTTCTCCTTAATCGTGAGCTCCCGAAGGAGCTCACATTATTTTAGTTAGCTATTAACTCCAAGCAGCTGCGCCTGTGTCAAATGTAGGTCCTGTTGCTAAATCATGAGCAAAGTTCCAAATGCCTTTTTCAAAACAAGTGAAATACAAATAACAACCATGAGTTAAACTATTTGTAGCTGCATTGGCAGGTGTGTACGTCAATATAGTTTCATTAGCTGCAGATGTATCTATAGTGGAAGCAGCACCAGCAGTTCTACTCTCTACTTTTGATCCTGTTCTATAAACATCACTACCAGCGCAAGTAAACTTAAGTGTTGCTACTCCGCCTGCTGTTTCATCTGATTGATAATGAACTACTACAGTTCCAACTGTTGCTGCCGGTAATGTTACCGCTTGTGCAGCACCGCCTGTGTAGTTGTTAACCGTGATTACATTAGCTGTGTAAGTTAATGTTGCCGCGGTTGCTACTACTGTTGCAGTTAAACTAGTTAAATCTGGTTTCATTCCTAAAAACCTAGATGTTATAGTTCCTGTGCTAGCAGCTTTATTGATCTGTTGAAATCCTTTTTCGGACCTAACTGGACCATTAAACGATGTGTTTGCCATAATATTCCTCCTAGAATATCTTAAATGTAGTCCCTAGGGAAGTCGACCATACGCGTCTACATTTAATATTTATTATTAATTGTATGGTGATTAATTTATATATTAGATTTTAATAGAGTGCAAGAGATCCTTGCAGAAATACGCAATTTCAGCGATGTGGCTTTATTTAAGTAGCCACAGAAACTTGTGCGGCGGCATCATCAATTGCATTTTGTCTATTTGCAATTTTGGCCTCTTCAAGTTTAATGTCAGTAATGACTTCTCTAATTTTGTCATCAATTCTGACCATGTCAAGAGTATATTTACCATTTTGTTCATACTCAAGCTGCCACCTCAACTCCAAGGACCGTTTTTGTTTGTACAGGTCTTGTACCATCTATAACCTC